CGATTGCCATTATCGCTAAAGACGGAGTATATTCCCGATGGTTGATTTTGTAAAGTAATAATGTACAACATTCATCAAACTACTTCGCATGATTCTATGTAGAGGGATTGCATTAACTTCTTGAGATCGGTTTTGTCCACCGCAAGTTCAATTTCATCAATGTATTCACTTAGTAAAGTCAACGTATCCTTCACATTCAATTCTACATCATCAACATCGTCTGTGTCAACTAATGTTTCTACAATTTTAACATCATGAACTCCTACGTTGTAAAGACGATCAACCAATGTTTCAAACATTTGGTAGTTTCGTTTTTCATTGACGATGAGTTTAACGAACTTGTCTTTATAATTAGACACATCCTGTTTGTTGTAGTCCGCACTGGTGTCATCATAGAAGATTTTTTCAAAGATGTCATACGGATTTCTGACAAACTTAAGTCTATCACTTTCAGTATCGTAGATATGGAATCCACGAGTGTCCTTATAATCATTCCAGAACATCTGATAAGGGTTGCCAAGATACTGAACATTACCATGCTTTGACTTATGATGGAAGTGTCCAGACCATACTCTTTTAAAATTTTTAAAGTCAGAAACTTTAAATCCACCTTCAAATTTCATGCCAGGTGTAACTTCAAAACCATCACACTCAAGATGACCACACATAATGTCAGCACTACTTTCAGAAATAAATGCTAAAGATGTTTCTTTATTGCCAGAATTAATCCATGGCATCATCAAAAATGTTTTACTACCAAGAGTAATTTCCTTTGGTTCAGCATAGATGTTGATATTATTGTACTTGTCTAGAAGAAGTTCAGGTGAATTAATTCTATTAGTATTTTTATAATACGTACAATGATTACCAAGAATCATATGAACATTATAATCTTTTAACCGTTGAAAGTAATTTTCTTCAATACGATTAAAAGTATTATAGTCCATAGACTTTCTGTTATCAAAAGTGTCACCCAAATCAATGATGGTGGTGATACCTTCTTTTTCAAGAGTCGGAAAAAAGATGTCATCATAGAATTTTTGAAAGTAGTTCCAAAACGCTAGAGAACCTTTACGTCCATCAAGATGTTGATCTGTAATTAAAGCAACCTTCATAACTTACCACTCACAGTTCCATCAAACGGTTTAGACGATCTAGCATTTGCCCAGTTGGTTGCGACACCTTCCATGTGGAATCCTGACATTTTAATGACAGCTTCCCTCGTACCTGCTGTGATGAGCTCCTCACCATTCTCACTATAGCTAACCCACGTTCCAAAGCGTTTTTGTTCAATACGGAATGTTCCATAGGAAGTTTTGTACCATTCATATTCTGCGATTTCTGGATGAACATTCATTTTCCTTAGTTTTATTATAGATTATAATTTCAGTTCCGTCATGAGTAAATACTAACTCATCATCATGTCCCCAACATAACTCCTCATAGAGAGCGTTGAGTTTTTCCATGTCATCATATAAAGCATTTGGGTTAGGCATTAGCGATTCATTTTAATTTCAATATTTTCTTTGATGCTGCCCATGTCAGAATAAGAAGCATTCATACCTGCCATTGTACCATCATAAGTATCGGTGTGCATAACTTCATCATATCCTGACCTTTCAAGGATTTTATTTTTAATTTCCATTTGCTTTTTTTCCTTCTGAATACGACGAAGGAATGCATAGTAAATAATTTGAGTAAAATAAGCAAATGGATTAGAAGACTTTTCTGGATTGAAATTATCAATATACTGTAAACAGTTTTCAATACCATCGCAAATCATGTCCTCACGGAACATGTAATTGACAAAGTTTGGTTTGTATGATAGGTGTGTAGCAATTTTCAGAAAGCACTCCCCAATATAATTCGGAACTCTAGGTCTGCTATTACCTTTTTCTTTTGCCGCGAGGACGCGATTACGATAAAGGGTAATTGCCTCTAAGAATTCTTTGTTGTTGACATAGTATTCTGTCTTTTTCTTCATGAGAGGTTTGTGTGATGGTTTTATTATAAATCAACATACAAAAAGTGTCAAGCTTGACAAATCCTGATAACCTGAGTAGGATAACTCTGTAAGGGTTCAAGAGAAGTTGTAGCTTTTAGCTTCTCTTATACAGATCCTCTAGTTTTGTTTTTGTTTCTTTGATAGAACCTAGGTGTCCCATCTGTCGGGAAAACTTTTGAGGTTCAAAAGAATCTCTAAAAGAATTAAGTTGTGTTATATGTCTTTTAACTGATTCGGTATAGAATTTTTCAATTCTTTTATCTTCAACTTCAGTCATAGTAATGATATGTTGTTTAGGCAAAACAAACATGTGATCAAAAGTAGACTTAATCCATTCAATCAAAGCAAAACCTTGTACCTTTAAATTTTTTCTTTGATTATCCACATAGGTAACTTCCATAGGATTTTCTAGTACAAGACTATCATCATCTGGCATGTAAGAAACTTTTGAAATTATTTCTTCACCAGTAACTAATTTTATAGTTGCTAGGAATTCTTCTTCCATATTAATTTGCTCTAAGGTTTACTTTTATAACCTCATACTTAAAGTTTTCGTCATTATAAATGTTGACTCTTTCATTAAGATGTCTCAAGGTGTAATTCTGACCGCCGATGTCATCAGCGATATCATATAATGTTGCCATGTCCTTGCCCTCTCCTTTTCTGAGAACACGACCAATAGATTGAAGATTACGTATACGTGATTTACTAGGAGATGCGAAAATAATGTTGTGTAATCTTTTAATGTTAATACCTGTAGAAAAAGTTCCGTATGACGCAATGATAATAGCGTTGTCTTCAGTCTCAGTGATTTGACGGACTTCTTCTCGGTCTTCTACATCTGTTCCACCATGAACGAAAAATACTTTTCGTTTGGAATCTACAGTAGTATTTATTAATTCATGCAAAGGTTCCCCATGCTTTTCAATATAGTTAAATAGTACAAGGGTGTTACCATTGATATCATTGACTAAATTTTTAATAAGATTATTTCTTCCGCGATGCTCAACTAGGTATTGCATCTCATCGTGATATGTGTCAAAATGCTGAGGAGCATGTTTACAAAGTAGAATTTTTATTCTAAACTTAGACAGATAACCCGATCTTATCAGTTCATCTGTTTTTGTTACACGTTCGCAATCACCGAACAATCCTTCCAACACCCACTTATGTGTTTTGCTACCATCTAAGGTGCCAGTAAAACCAAACCTATATTTGGCGTTGTGAAGTTTAGTCATGATTCCCGTGAGGGACTTTGACTTAAATAGGTGTGCTTCATCACCGATAACACAGTCAATATCATCAAAGTATCTTTTTGGGAACTTGTAGATTGACTGCCATGTTGAAATAATAATTGGTTTATCCGTATTTTTATCCTTGCCCGAATAAATCTTATGCACATGATCGTCCGCGTTCCACCCGTAATCGTTAAAGTCATTGACCATCTGTTCTACGAGGGATGTAGTAGGAACGATGATGAGCGTTTTCTTGCTGGTAGCAGTGTAGTATCTGACGAGGGAATAGATCATCAGAGATTTACCAGATCCCGTAGGAGACAAAAGTAACTTACGGTTATATTTAATAGCTTCGTATACTGCCTTGTATTGATAAGGTCTTGGAGAAATTCCCGTACGGATAATTTTATCCATAAAAGTTTTAATACCAGCTGGTGATACAAAATCATTAGTATCCTCAACCTCTCCATACCATTCGTTTTTTTCGTATTCAATATTGTATTGTCTTTCGTATGCCCACACTTGCAAGTGTCTCATAAGACCATGATACAATTCACCTGTGCCAGGCGAGTACAAACGAATAGTTCCATCCCAGTATTTGTATCTGGGATTCTTTTTTAAAAACTTAGCTTCAGGAACCTCAAAGGTAAAGTAGTCTGACAATTCTTGATGGACATGAGGTTCTTTAGATTGAATGGTAATGTAAACTTCGTTTTTCTTTTTGATAATTAAATTAGACATAGGGACTACCGCCAAACCAAGTTACCAATGATTTTCTAACTCCAGATTTTACTGGGTTAACTTTGTGCCAAGTATCTGATGGAAAAAATATAACTGTTCCTTTGGATTCTTTAAATTTTACACTTCTCTCTTTTGCCAAAGGTCCAAAGAGTTCTAGTTCCAGTTCACCACCTTCATATTCTTCAGGATCATTTAAAAATACTGTAAGACTTATTTTTCTAACAGGTGTGTCTGGACACATACCCATCATCTGAGATTTTAAAATTCCTTGAGCATCAACATGCCAATCATAATGATCCCCTTCGTCATAAACAGTATACTGCATTCCCTCACCTCCTAAAATTTGGAGGTTCCATTCCGCATTTACATTTGCTTGATGGCAAAGACTTAATAATAAACTTCTAAGATCTGAACCTTCAACCCAATTAATTTTACAACTTCTTAAATTTTGATTACTTGATTCACCTTCTACAAGTTCAGTTGCATGAATAGCATTTTCAATGATAGAAAGATCATGATCATTTAATTTAAATTTAACGAGAGGATTACCAAATTTCATTATTGTCCATTAACAAATTTTTCCCACTCAATAGCACTCTTAATTTGAAACCCTCGGTTAGAAATTTGTTTCATAACTTGATCTAACCAGTAAAGCATTTGATCTAGGTATTTAATTTT